TATCCTCACTATTCAGAGCCTGACCACCAGTATAACCTGCACCGCTTTTATGGTTCCAGGCAACATGGTTACCACTACTACAGCCAGTAGCACGGGCTACAATGGCATACTGGGTACTCTCTTGCAATAATGCCCCTGAAGCAAATATAAGTTCGTACCAGGCAGCAGTCGTGCTTATGTCTGCGTTTGCTTTACTAACCGTGCAGAGTGCTGACCCCGTAGGCAAGCCATCACCGTCCACAGCCATAATATCAAAGTACATTGAGCCTGTAGGACTATTTAACTTATCGAGGTAGACCTTAATGCTGTAGGCATAAAAACTTTCATTAACGCCAACCGTACCTATAGTGAAGGTCTGCATCCTGCGCTGGTCGGTATTACTTATCCATGTAACACCGTGTCCTGATTGCCAACCTAGCCATTCATACTTTGTGGCGGCCATGCTATGGATTCCTCCCAGTCGTACCTCTTGACATACGCCTCTGGGCTTCAGCAACAGCTACAGCAAGCTTGTCCATATCCCGGTCATCATTCAGGAATAAGCCGCCTTCGACTTTAACTATAACAGTCGGTGACTCGCCGCCATCAATAGGATACTGCCCGTTTACGCCAGCGTATTTCTCTCCTCCATGTACGATAGCTAGTTGAGGCTGTCCTGCTGGACCAGGAACTGTACCGCCATACTGGAAAGCACCGACAGCCTTTGCAACGCCAATGCCAGTAGCAACGGCAGCCGCCGCAAGCGCTATACCCCATGGACCGGTCAGTGCGGTTATCACAGCCTGGACTGCAGCCCAACTTTTAAGTATTTTCACTGTCTTCATAATAGTTGGCAACATCATAGCGACAGCCCCGCCAACAGTAAGTAATACACCAGCAGCTGCGGCACTTATAGATACGAATGTCATCAAACCTGGGTTTACTTCACTGAGTTTTAAGGCTATCTCAGCAAACTTATTAAGCATAGTTGTCATTGGTTCTATCAATGGACCCGCGATAGCTTGAGCGAGGTCGCCAACAGCGTTTTTAACCTGTTCAAACGGGTCAACCATCTCCTGCGCCAGCCCGCCAATCTTGGACTGTACGAGAGCGAATCTTTCCATTGTGTCCATATCCTTATCGAATGCTATTCCAACAGATGTAGCAGTGTTTACCTGTCCAGCCAGGGCACGTCCTAATCCAGAGACAACTGTATCCGCCGACCGGCCAGATAGCGCCATAGCATCAAGCACCAATGGTAAAGCCATAACTGCTTCTTCGTAGTTTCCGAATACAGGTACAAGTTTACCAAGTATTTCGCGCTGCAACTCATCTCCGTAGCTAGTTGCCAGCTGAGTAGCACGTATCTGCTTCTCCAGTGGTTCTCTAACCCGCTCATAGCTAGAACCGACCTTTTGAAGCACCAAGTCAAGGCGCTTTATACCGATTTCCTCATCTATAGCTGACTTGGTAGCGGAAACGAGAGCAGCAGTTATAACAGCCCCGGCAGCTGCCATTACCATACCGGCTTTTCTTATTGTGTTTGCATGTCTTTCTATATTGCCAGCCATACCTGACATAACGCGGCTAGCTTCATCTCGCATCCGTGCGAGAATAACAAGTTCAGCACTACCGGCCATTATACCTCCACTGTAGTCTTACTCTTCGCTTCAGCTACTTGTGGCATTATCTCCATTATTATTTTCAGTTGAAATACAACCGAATCTGGTAGCTTATCCCAATCATCCAAAGACATGGGATTAACCAAACCACTCTGTATTGCACTATATATCTCCCAGCCATCGTCTAATTCAGGAGGGACATCCTCCTCCATCAGCCCAGCCCGGGTTAGCCTTTTTTTAGTGACTCCGCCAGCTCAGCTTCTTTCCTCAAATACAACTCCGCCATCCTTTTCAATACGATATCAACAACATCGTCTTCAAGTCCGTCCACGGCAGCCATACTAAACGGCACTTCATAGCTCCAAGCTACAGTACCGAGTTCCAGAAGCAAATCGTCTCTGGCATCAAGGTCAGCATTAGCGGCATCAAATTCCAGCGCTGATTTCGGGTCCTTTTCTCTCTCCTCCGGAGTTACATCTTCTCTGGTTTTTATCCAGGTTCTTTCAAGTCGGTTAACCTTTTTACGGTCACCTCTTGTCAGGTATGGTTTTATATCCCACCACTCACCACCAGGCAATTCAATTCTCTCTGTGTCAGGGTTCATCGGCTTCCTCCTTTTATGTATATGTAGTCCTGGTTACCTGTCCGTTAACCTCGAGTTCCGCCGTCCACCCCACCATTTCACCAACTCTGGTCGTAATCTCGTACCGTCTTACCCAAGCATAACCTTCATAGGCTATCTTGGTCGTTGTCCTACCAGTCGGACCGTATGTGAAATACACATACGACGTGTGTGTCAATAGCTCACCGAGCACAGCATCTGGACCCCGCGTGGCTGTATCGTCAAAGAATCCTGCCAGCCTTATCATGCCATTCTCCAGATTGGGTTCATGCTCACGACCTGAATCTCCGACGGTCGTAGTATCAAGAGTTTCGCGCTCGCCAGGCAGACCAGAGCACTCAGTAATGAAGGAACTCAAGTCCCTTACCAGCCAGGCTTGAGTGCCTTTAGGCTGGGTCGTGACTGACGTGTAATCTGACACTCTGCCGCGTATCCAGTATTTCGTTACCGAATTTACAGCTACCGTAGCCCAGTCCGATGGTACCGTAAAGTTAATCAAAACGTACCCGGCCGCCGCAGTGAATCCAACGCTTTCGTCGCTGACAGTAAGCGGTTCCCACGAGTCTCCGTCATAATACTCCCATGTTACAGTCCAGGTACCAGCACCGGAAGTGCCTATCAGCAACCAGACACCCGCAAACAAAGCCGCAGAACCGAAGTAATAGGCATCGTCCTCTGCCGGTGTCCCCGGCAATAGCGTCATATCGTTTTCCGTCGACTCCTGCGCTTCCGTACTCTCGTCCGTAGGGGAACCCCCATCCATAGCTTGAGCCGAATACGTCTCCTGATCATCCGCTATCAAAAACGTCGATACGCGTGAATTAAACTTACTCATAACTCACCCCCTTATGCCCTGGTTACCTGACCGTTGACTTCCAATTCTACGGTAAAGCCGACCATCTCACCGACCCGGGACGTTATCTCATAACGCCTTACCCAAGCAGTACCAGAGTATTTCTGAGTCGCATCAGGATAATACTCGAAGTTCATGGCAGAAGTATGCGTCAGCTGCGTCCCGAATATCTCGTCCGGACCGGTCGTGGCGGTATCATCGTAAAATCCAGCCAGCCTTATCATGCCGTTCTCCAGATTCGGCTCTCGCTCTCTTCCGGCATCTCCGATGGTTGTGCTTTCAATCAGCTCGCGCTCGCCAGGCAATCCGCTTATCTCTGTTAGATATGCCGACACGTCTGTCAGTGAGTCACCTGTAGTATCAAACTTGAACACCGACACCCTACTGTTAAATTTAGCCATCTCTCCACCTCCTAGAAAGTGCCTCGGGTTATTCCCCCTTGCACCTCAAATTCTGCTACAAAGCCAACCAGCGTACCTACACGGCTGGTCAGCGTATAACTTCTACACCAGCAGGTTCCATAATACTTTACGTAAGTTGACGTACTGCCCTTCGGACCGTACTCGAAATCAACGGCCGAGGTATGTGTCCGTAACGCTCCCAGCACTACGTCCGGGCCAGATGTTCCGGTATCATCAAAGAACCCGGCTATCCTGAAACGACCGTTCTCAAGTCCGGTGTCCCTTTCCCTGCCCGTCGCACCTATACCGCTCTGCTGCAACAGCTCTCTTTCACCGGGTAACCCGGATATCTCCGTTAAATAAGTAGATAGATTGCGCAAAGTGCCACCGGTATCATCTATCTTAAATACGGACACTCTGGCATTGAACTTGCTCATGGCGTCTCGACCACCTCCAGGATAAACTCTGCACCTATGAACGTCTTGTTACGGTATGATATATGCCCGACGTTCTCGGCTATACTGACAGACCGGTCGTCGCCTATATCGGCATTCTCAAGCGTATACTTTACGCTGTCACCACCAGATACCTCAAGGTATGGGTCGAGGTCATCATGTGCTGCTTTGCTGTCTCGCTCGGCAAGTAACAGTAAAATCCGCCATTCCTGGGTCTTCGTACCATCCAGAGTGGTATGGTACCTGATTCTCTCGCAGGAAGCTACCGTGCAAGGCAGTTTCCCAATTGAATCTGGTACCTGGTTATTTACACTGTTAATGCTGGCTATCGTAGCCAGCGCGGTACCTATTGCTGCTCTGATGGTTGCTACACTCATTATCTTACCCTCTCGAGCCGGGATACCAAGTTAACACCGGCTTCCCGGACGATACGCTTTATCTCACCTACATTTGAACCGAGAACCCTATCGTGATATGGATTAGCCTTGGTGCCGACCCTACTAATCTTCCGGGCTACGAGGAATGCAACCTTGCCAGCCTCTGCATCATCAACGATACCGAGCTTCGCCTTCACCCAAGGTATCAGCGCAGCTACCGGAGGGAAATGCGGTCTAGTACCCTCCCTCACAGCTATGCCGTAAGGAAAGCCGTCTCCAGACTCAGCCGACTGCCTTATCTCAAGCTGGAGGTCTTCAGTCCTCCCGCGTATCTGGAATACCGTTGTATTCCGTAGCTTTCTGGTCGCACCAACCGGTGTCTCTGCTTTTACAGCCGGTACCAGCAGCTTGCCTATCTTTCGATATGCAGTAAGGATGGCACCGTAAAAATGCTCCGGCGCCTTATTGAAATTACGTTCAAGCTCCTTGAAGCCATGAGTATCAAACTCTATGAATGGCGCTGCCGGTCCGGGCATTAGTCTTCCTCCTCCGTCAAAGTTCTTGAACTCGGGTAATCGAACGTATCGCGCTTGAATATAGGCTTCTTCCTGTTACCATCGGTATCATCAACGGAGGTCCCTACCAGCAGTTCTGAAAGCTGCGTTGTTCTGGCCAAGCCAAGTTCATCAAGGAAACGGCCTTTTATCATATTCAACCCGTCCTCGTATATCTTCTTCCAGTAACCAGCTGGCGTACTGACGGCTTCAGGGTCGCCTGCTATAGCAAAGCTCTGCAGCACCATGGCAGACGCGCCGGCCTCATTCAGCATTATCAGCCAGTTAAGTGCCCGGGGTGCGTTCGTTTCCACGTTCGCCTTAGTCTGGACTGGGTACCCGGCTTCGGTCAGCTTGGCGTGTACCTCGGCAGCTACCTGGTCGAGAATCGTATGAACCTGTGAATCGGTCGGGGTAGTGCTATCCGTGAAGTCCCTGTCCGGTACTACCCAGCCTACCTTCGCCTCTACACCTTCTTCAGTTCCGTATGTGTAATCACCTACTGCCATATTCTAAACTCCAAAAAAGTGTCGTTCCTTCTCGTGTATATCGGCTATTTCTTGCGCTGATAACTGGTCTTCAAGCAACCTGATGATTGCTATATAACCATCGAAGTAGCCGGCTTCCTTTCCTATGTCGAAATCGGATGCACTGATAGCCGTTGCCGTGGTGACCGCGATAAAGCTCCATACCGATATAGTTACGGCATTGGCTACGGCAGCATTGACGTAACGTGTGGGCGTAGACCAGCCGGTAGCCGTTAAATCCCCGGAGCCATCCAGCTCAATACTATGGGTACCGCCGTCCAGGTCCATAATACTGCGTGTCGTAGTAGTCCAGTTTATGCCGTCTGGCGAGGTCATTACCCTGTCACCTGTGCCGGTATAAGCTACCGCGCAGAAAAGGCTGAGTTCCGGGCTCCAGCATACGGAATGCCAACCATTATCGGCAGCGGAGCTCCTTGTAGTCCAGTTTATGCCGTCTGGCGAGGTCATTACCCTGTCACCTGGGCCGGTATCAGCTACCGCGCAGAAAAGGCTGAGTTCCGGGCTCCAGCATACGGAACGCCAATTATTATCGGCAGCGGAGCTCCTTGTAGTCCAGTTTATGCCGTCTGGCGAGGTCATTACCCTGTCACCTGTGCCGGAATGAGCTACCGCGCAGAAAAGGCTGAGTTCCGGGCTCCAGCATACGGAAATCCAATTATTATCGGCAGCGGAGCTCCTTGTAGTCCAGTTTATGCCGTCTGGCGAGGTCATTACCCTGTCACCTGTGC